TAATACTCACTTTCTGCTCTCAAATGGATTTATTGTTTCAAAAATCACGAACGATGTATTTTTATATCCGTTACGTTCTTCCCATTTGCGAAAGACTTTTGTTAATTCTTCTTGCAACTCATCTATATGTTCTTGCTTTACATCTAGTAGATAATCTTCCGACCATTCTGCTATTTCATCGTCAAGATCATATTCCGCAACATCTTCAATAACACGTTCTGCATCAACAGTTGGAATATAATAATATGGGTTTCCAACTCTAATCATCGGTACTTCTTCCGCTGGGTATGTATCCGCAAAATCTTTCACGGCATCTTCAATGCTTTTTTTCGGATACCCTACATACCCACCAAAACACCAGCACCACTCATTCTCGTTTTTTACTAGCATTTTTACCACCTCTTAAAACGGAACGTTTTCATCGTTGCCTTTATCATCTGCAAAGCTATCAAAATTGCTTTCCGCTGCCATATCATTCAATGCGGATAATCCAACAAAACCGGCGATTATTTCCGTAACATATTTCTTTTGTCCGTTGCTATCTTCGTAAGAGCGGGTTTGGATACGCCCCTCTACGAATAAGCGGTTTCCCTTTCGGTAGTTCCCTACTGCTTCGCCTAACTTGCCCCAAGCCACACAGTTGACAAAAGCAGTTTGTTCTTTCGTTTCATTTGTTGTGGAGTCAATATAGGTGTTAGTTGCTGCTACTGTGAACGTGGCCACCGCTCGACCACTTTGGGTATAACGCACTTCTGGATCACGTGCTAAATTACCTAAAATCTGTACTGTGTTCATAATTCTCCTTAGTAGTAATACATTCCGTTAAGTTTTGCCTCACAATCATCCACGAATACATCATAGCTAGGATGAATGTGGCAATCGACTGTTGCCTCATTCCGCATGATTTCTAGCAAGTTTTCAATCTTTGTTCTTGCTTGTGCCTCATTCGTAGCCAGTACTGTGAAACTTACATTGAACGATACATTTACGCTAGTTTCAAACTCTTTAATTCGTTCTTTCATCTATCCCCCTATGGCTTGTTTTAATAACTCTTTCCCCTCGTCAGATATTTCACTTTCCTCGATTATTTTTGCAACATCAACTGGTGCTTTGGCTACTTCTACCAAATTACCAGTCGAAGTCATTTCAATTTTCTTCTGACGAGCGTTACTTAACGCTCGTTCCTTTTCTGCTTTTTCCCTTGCCTTTAACAACAAGTGATTGTCTTTGATTGAATTAGATAATCTCAATCGTTCACGTTCCCTTATTTCTTGCGACTCATAGTTCCTCACGAATTGCGAACGGCAAGACATTTCGTTGAAGTTATCGCCATTTTGAGGGTCGAACGATTTCCATATTGCTCTTGCACATTTCTTTGTCAGACCCTCTAATTTGTCCAACCCATTTTCGTAGCCATATGATCGTGCCACCTTATAAACCCTTTCCCATGCATCTTGTGCGGTTGGAAGTTCCTCATGTGCATTTACATAGGCACTTAATGCGGAACATTCCTCTCTGATTTCTGCAATTGTAGGTAGAAACTTACAACGATTAATCAAATTCTCTACAGATTGTTCTAGCGTTATTGGGTTGACGTTTGAAAGCATTGATACATATAGTTTCATGCGTTCCTTTGACATATCAGTACTGTACGCTATCTGTAACATCGATAACGCTTTCACTATCTGTTGCTGATTGTTCATATTCTTCCATCAACTCCTTTACAACATTCATTGCGTCAGTCTTACTATTTTTTGATTTAACAGGTTGATCATATCTGTTACGTTCCCAAGTCCTAACCGCTGCTTTCCAATCTTTCATGGAGTTTTTACCAACTTTCCAACCATTACTTTCGTAATAATCAAAAAATTGTTCAGCATTTACATTGTTATTACGTTCGATACAGTATTGTTGGATATCAGAGATAGAGGGTTTTTCAAAACGCTTGCGTTTTATTGTAGTGCTTTTTGCACTACTATCTTTCTCTATCTCTAACTCTTTCTCTATCTCTAACTCTTTCTCTATCTCTCCGTAACCGTTTTGTAACATTGGTGTAACATTGTTACACTCTAATTGTTCTTTTTTTGCTCTGCACTTACGCATTCTGCTAGCCGCAGCAGTTTCGCATCCAGTACTATCTTTTGTATCAGGCAAGTAGTATTCTTCATTGGAACACATTTCAAGTAGTCCACTTTTAAGTAAGTATTGTACAGTGATTTGTACATTCTCTTCATTTTCATCAAGATCTAATGCAAGTTCTGATGCAAAATCATTTTCAAGTCCATCAAAGTAAAGTTTTCCATCACTCATGATTGAACGTAGTAACATTTTGAGATAGATAATTGTATAGGTATCACCACCTGCAATCTTTCTTAATAGTTTAATTTCTTTTCTTTGGAAGAAGTCTTTATGTAACTTCAACCAAAAGTATCGTTTAGGTTCGCTCATATGCTAACCATTACTTTTACCAACGCTGGCATATTTAACATTTGGGTTCGTTTGATTAATCACATCTAATACATCCTTTAGCTCTGTAATTTCTTTTTCATTTACTTTGTATTCGGCTTGCGTTTGTTCTAATTTCTGAATACGTTTCTTAACATATAGTTCAACAACATCAATTCTTTTCATATTGTTTCATCCTTTCCATAATGATTGTTTCTAGCTTTAATTTGGTTTCCTTTGCAAATACTCCGTGTGCTAAGTTCTCATGGCAATATCTGCACAAACACGCTAGGT